ACATGGGGATAAATGGGAGGAGGATTAATGCAATTAGTTGCTTATGGCGCACAAGACGTTTATTTAACTGGAAACCCGCAAATTACATTCTGGAAAGTCACATACAGAAGACATACTAACTTTGCTGTTGAGAGCATTGAACAAACTTTCAACGGACAAGCCGATTTTGGAAGAAGAGTTCAGTGCACAGTCAGTAGAAATGGTGATCTTGCCTACAGAACTTACCTACAAGTAACACTTCCGGAAGTGGACGGTACATCACCCAGCGGGACGGCAGGTGGCCAGAACTCAGATGCATTTGCTGCTAGATGGTTGGACTACCCCGGAGAACAACTTGTTTCACAAGTTGAAGTTGAAATTGGAGGTCAAAGAATCGACAGACAATTCGGTGACTGGATGCATATATGGAATCAATTGTCTTTGAGTGATGCCCAAAAACGTGGATACGAAAAAATGGTTGGCCAAACCACAAATTTGACTTACTTAACCAACCCCAACAGGAACAATGGTGCTAACAGTCCATGCGCCGGAGGAGTTAACTCATCACACGAATGCGAAGTTAGACGTGCTTTACCACAGACAACTCTTTACGTTCCGCTTCAATTCTGGTTCTGCAGAAACCCAGGTCTTGCTATTCCGCTTATAGCATTACAATACCACGAAGTTAAAATTAATTTGGAATTTAACACTCTTGATCAATGCTTATGGGCAGTCAAGACTAACCAGTTCGGTTTACCAGCAAACGACGTGTGCGGAACGGCAGGTGCGTCCGACGCAGCGTTGGGTGGAGGCGGGGCCACGGATACCGTTGTTCCAGGGCGGGCAGACAGAGCTTACAACTCGTGTTGCTTAGTTTCTGCTTCACTCTTCATTGACTATGTCTTCCTCGACACCGATGAGCGTAGAAGAATGGCACAAAATCCACACGAATATTTAATTGAACAACTCCAATTCACTGGTGATGAATCGATTGGAAGCACGTCAAACAAAATCAAACTCAACTTCAATCATCCTTGCAAGGAACTTGTTTGGGTTGTCCAACCAGACTCGCACATTGACTACTGTAGTTCATTCGTTGAACAAGAAGGAGAAAGAGCATGCGACTGGGATGAAGGTGCGGGTGCGAGGACTGCTGCCGCAAACTGCTGTGGTGGTGCCGGATTATACAGTATGTTGGGTGCTCAACCATTCAACTACTCAGATGCGGTTGATATGATACCAAGATCGTGGTTAGGATACGGTTCACTTGCTCTAACAAGCAGTGAATTCATCTTAAACAAGGGCGATGCTTGCTGTAGCAGAATTAGCAGATTATCTCAACCTTGGTCGTGTCGTGTTCAGTGTGGCGCTCCCACAGACGTTGCACCCGCAAAGGGTAAAGCTGGCGGTACCGACATCGGCACGGCAAAGACGTTCAACCAAGCTTTAAGGGAAACCCGATTTGGTGGCAGAGGAGGAGCGTTGAATACAGAGGCCCCTGGGGGATATGCTGCAGCAGATGATGATTTTATTTCATTTACGCCAACCGATTTTGCCTTTGGTGGAGCTGGTGGCATACCACAAAACTCTGAACAATCATCATCATCTGTCTCGACAGCTGGAACGATTGTTCTTGGCGAAATGTCGCGAAAGATGCACTGCTGGGGACAAAACCCAGTCGTCACTGCCAAATTACTCCTCAATGGCCAAGACAGATTCAGTGAGAGACTTGGATCATACTTCGATGTTGTCCAACCATATCAGCACCACACGGCTTCACCAGATACTGGTATCAATGTCTACTCGTTCGCCTTACGCCCAGAAGAGCACCAACCAAGTGGAACATGTAACTTCTCAAGAATTGACAATGCTTGCCTCCAACTTGTTGTATCTTCAGATGCTGTTGGCGGAGCTTCAACTTCAAAGGTTCGTGTCTACGCTACCAACTACAATGTCCTTCGGGTCATGAGTGGTATGGGTGGTCTTGCTTACTCGAACTAAGTTTTCATTTAATTTTATATTAAATATTTTAAAAAAAAAAAAAAAA